AAGATAGGTCTTATATCTAATGCGTTAATTTTAATTGGTGATTTGCCAATTACATCTTTGACAGGTAACTCACGAGCACAAACTGTCGCAAATAATTTGTACGATAATATTGTGCAAAATGAATTAACAAAATTTAAATGGAGCTTTGCAAGAAAAAAAGCATCATTAAATCTTACGTCAGAAGACCCAGTAGGAACAGAGTGGGATTCTATTTATCAGCTACCTTCTGATTTATTATTTTTAATTAAAACAAATCCGTCTGTACCTTTTAATTTGTATGGCGATAAATTGTATTCCAATTTAAAATCTACTTTGCATATAGATTATATTTACAATGCACCAGAATCTACATGGCCTGTTTACTTTAGTAAGATGATAGAGTATGCATTAGCTATGGATTTTGCACCTTCTATACGAGATAGCGGTAGTGCTATGGATGCTAATGCAAGGCAATACGTCAATGCATCACGTATGGCGCGATATACTGATTCACAACAACATCCTGTAGAACCATTAGCAAGTAACCCATTTGTTGATGTAAGGGGCTAATTATGCCCATGTCAAAATTTTTCCAAAGTGCTTTTATGAGTGGTGAGCTATCACCCCTTATCAAAGGTAGAGTAGATATTGATCAATACTATAAGGGTATGCAAACTGCTGAAAACGTAGTTATTGTACCGCAAGGTGGCTTAAAACGTAGACCTGGTACACAACATATTGATGTTGCAGAAAAAATATTTACACCATTTGTAGGAACATCTTTCATTACATTACCAAATGGTGGTACGGCAGCAAATATAAATGACTTTACACCTAGTACGGTTAGCGTAACAACAACAAACTTAGGTGTTTTGGGAACTTCTGGTCAATCAGATTATGTGGTTGCGCTTTACAATTTAGCAAGCGAAAGTAGTCGAGGTAAGTTTGTAGAAGTTAAAGATATTAAATTATCAGGAACAGGTACAGCAACATTTTTAGTTCAATCATCTGTAGATAATGTATCTTTTGGAACTTTAAAAACCCTTACAGTTACACAAAATCCACAATCTGTTAAAGCGAGAGTAGATGACACCGTAGATGCTAAATATTTTAGAATTGTAAGAACAAACGACACAGGTGATTTATCATCTCTTAAAGTATCAGTAAGTGAATTTAATGTTTTATTTGCGTCTACAACAGCATCTATAGCAAAAACTTTTGACTTTAGTATAGAGTCAGACAGACATTATTTAGGTGTTTTAACAGGTGGTTTTGATACATTTGATTTTACAATAGCTACTGGCACACCAACAGTAGGCAATAGTTACACTGTAAATAGTGCTACTTACAGAGTTTTATCATTTGTAAGTGGAGTTGCAAAAGCAGAAAGAACCGCAGGAACTAATGCACCACCCTCATCAGGCACATTAGCTGGTAGTCCAACAGTTACTTATAGCGCAGTAAATCATTCTGATTCGTTTGGAAATATGTCATTTTACAGAGTAAATAATGCTATGAAGGTAGCACCGCCTAACTCTATATCTATAACAGAATTTTTAACAGTGCCTTTTGCATCTTCAGAAGTGCAAGATGTGAGAGATGTTCAAACAGAAAATGTAATGTTGATGTTCCACATGGAACATTTTCCTAAAAGAATTATTAATACAGATGAAAATACATTTGTAATAGATAACATACCATTTCTAAATATACCTCAGTTTGATTTTAATGATGCTCTTAGTCCAACACCTACCGCAGCAGTGCAGGTAATGACACTTCCTGATGGTGGTTCAGGCGAAATAAAAATAGGTGATAGATTTCAAATAGATGTTGAAGGTGTGTTAAGTAAAAACATAACATTTGCTGGTGATGGCAACGCAAATGAACAATCTTCTACAATAGAAAATATACGTAAAAATTTACAAGATATGCCTATATTTGGCGATGATGGAATTGTTGTAACAAGAACAGGAGCTTTTCAATATACAATTACATTAGACGGAAATTCATCAGGAACATATGAATTATTTTCTGGATTTTTTACAAGTGGACAGGGCACAGATGAAATTACATTTACACGTTCTGCTGCTGGTGTACCAAGGTCTGAAGATGTCTGGTCAGAAACAAGAGGATATCCAAGAACAGCAACTTTTTTCCAGGGTAGATTGTGGTTTGGCGGCAGTAAATCAAAACGTCAAAGTGTTTTTGCATCTAGAGCTGGATCATTTTTTGATTTCTTTACAGAAGAAGGTGATGATGATGAAGGTATATTTGTTACAATATCTGCAAGAAATCTTACTGAAATAGTAGATATTAATCCAGATAGAGGATTGCAAATATTTACATCAGGTGCAGAGTTTTTATTAACAGGCAATACGCCATCTACAGTATCTATACAAGCGCAAACACAACATGGTTCTAAATTTTTAGAAGCAAAATCTTTAGATGGTGCTACATTATTTATTGATAAAAACGGAAAGACGTTACGACAGTATTTATATAACTATAACGAAGATGCATACAATTCGGTTGACATATCAGTATTATCTTCTCATTTAATTGATGATCCAGCAGATGTAGGTGTATTAAGTGGCTCTACAACAGAAGATGCAAACTATGTTGTTATAGTCAATCAAGATGGTTCTGCTGCAATACTGAATACATTGAGATCACAAGATATAAATGGTTTTACAAAATGGACAAACGGAAGCACAGGCACAGTATATCCTTTAAATATTATTTCTGTATCTACAGTGCACAATGATTTATTTTTTGTAAACAAAAGAACTACTGATACAACAACAACTTACACTATAGAACGATGGGATCAAACATATTTACTTGATTCTGGAATAAAATTATTAAGTCAAACAAGTATTGTTGGCAACGAATTAATTTTATCTTCTGCACATTTGACAGGATTTACAGTAAGCCTGGTTGCAAGAGGTAATGTCTTACCAAATAAAACTGTAGCAGCTACATCAGTTTCTAATCAAAATGGTAAAATTACATTAACAGATGCAGAAAAGGCATTTATTATAGCGGGTGATCCCAGTGGTGGCACCATGAATGTACAAGTAGGATTTAATTTTCAGCCTACAGTAAAATCAATGCCATTAAATACTACAGCAGGTAATATTGCGGGTCAAAATCAAATGAGAGATAAAAAGATTACACGCATGAATTTACGTGTTTTAGAGTCTGCTGGCGTTGTTATAGACGGTAATACCGTACCTACGCTAGAGTTCGGGACAGCGTCTTCTACGCCCTTAAACAGCGATTTATCGCCATTTACAGGCGTTATACAGGATAATAACGGTGGTAATGGTTGGAGCATAGAAGTAGTGCCAGAAATAACTGTGCCTAATCCTATGCCATTTCACATACAAGCGATTGAATATGAAGTACAATCTTCATAATTAAATTATAGAGGTTTTTTATGTATCAAATTATTTTAGCAGCTTTGGGGTTAGCAGGTACAGCGGCTCAAACATACGCAACTATACAAGCTGGTAAAGCACAGCAAGAAGCACTTGAGCGTAGAGCTGAAGAAGAAAAATTTGCTGCACAAACAGAAGAATTAAAACGACAAGAACAATTAAATGCTATTAATGCTGCAAATATTGTTGCTTTGTCAAATTCTGGAATAAAAGCAGAAGGAACACCGTCAAGTATAGCTTTAGAAACATCTAAAATTTTAGGCGAAAGCACAGGTGTTAATATTGTTAATTTAAGCAATAGATTAAGAACTTTAAAAACACAAGGCGAGTTAGCAAAACAATCGGGATATATTGAAGGAGCATCACTTTTAATGAGGGATGCAGAACAAATAGGTTCAGATATTACTACTTTAATGAGTTGATATGGCTATACAAAGAATACAAAGATTTGGAACATATACGCCCTCGCCTATAGATCAATCTCGTGCTCGCAAAATGGAGCAACTAGCAGGTTTAGCTAGAAGTGCTACTAATTATGTTCGTACATTGTCTGAAGAAGAAGCAATAAAAAAAGCTCCTGAAGAAGCTATTGCAGATGTAAAAAAAGCAGAAGAAACAGATGGAGAAGTTACATTAAGAGGTCGTTTTGATAGAGGTGCAGAATTATATAACTCTACTTTACAACAAGCATATGTAAATTCTAAAGAAATATCTTTTAATCAAGCAAATGCAAAATTAGCTGCAGAATTTAAAAATGATTTAACTGGGTATACAAATGCTATAAATTCTCACAAAGAAGTAGTTTTATCTAATTTAGATGACAATTTTAAAAATCAAATTGAACAAAATATTAACGCAATACAATCACAAACATCTGCAAGAATATATGCTAATGAAGTAGAACAAAATTTAAAAGAAGCAGATGAGATGTCTAAATTAAATATTGATGAATATATAGACTACGCATTGACTTTAGCTAATGAAGGGCAATATCAAGAAGCATTAGAAGCACAACAAAAAATAAATAAAGACATTGATGAACGAGTCAAAAATAACCAAGAGACTCCTGCTGGTGCTCAAGCAATAAAAAATAAATTATCAGCAGATATAGATGCACAAGCTGTAAGATATACATTAGATAATTTATTAAAAAATAAAGATACAAAACAAGGTGGAATTATAGCGGCTAATAAATTCATAAAAGATTTTCAAAATACAAAATCTACTCGTTTTACTGTTAAAGAAAAAGATACATTGCTTGATGTTTTGAGAGCCGATGTAAGTCAATTTATTTCAATAGATGAAAGTATTGATTCACAAGCAGCAGACATTTTAAAAGCGCAACAAGAAAAAAATGCTACTAACTTATTAATTGGTATTTCACTTGGTACTGCTGATGACGCAGACGTATTACAAGCTGCTGCAACTGAAGCTATTAATTTTTCAAAAACTCAAGCTCTATTAAATGTATTAAGCACTAGAGGACAAGGGATAGATGATTATGATGTTATAATAGAAATACAAAACGATATAATAACAAATCCAGAACAAGCTCAAGAAAAATTTGAAGCTGCTTTAGTTGAAAGACAACTCAGTGGTAGCACTGCTGAAAAAATAGCTAAATCTATTCAAGATTCAATAAATCAAGAATCAATATTGCAAACGTCAAAAGTAAAAAGATTTAGAGAAGTTGTTGCAAATCAATTTGTTACAAAAGGAGAGTATGGAAAACAAATTGAAAAAACGCTACAAGCACAAAGTGAAGTGCTATTTGTGTTTGACGGAAGAGTTTTAGCAGGTGAAAAAGTAGAAGATGTAGCTAAAGATTTGATGAGAGTGGTTCCTGTTGTAAAAACTGTAGGTGCAACTTTAGAAGCATCATTAGAAACAGCACTTGAAAACTACGACAGAGAATTTAAAAATAAATTTCCAAAAGAAGAAGACCAAGATATAAGACGAGATAGTTATCTTAAAGATCGTGATCTTATCAGACAAAAATATGCAGATATGGAAAATTATCAAAAATATCAAAATATTCTTGAATCTTTGAAAGGTGAAAATTAATGTCAAAAGATCAAAATCTTATTTTAAATATTGATGAGTTAAATTTAGAAAATCAAGAAACTTATGAACCCGTTGCATTTACATATAATGATGATTTAACGGGTAAAATTTTAAATGCTAGACAAGAAGCAACTCAAAATGATTGGGATTTATTTTTAGCAAAAAGAGATATAGAAAAACAAGAAAATAAATCTGCTTTAGATACAACAAAAAACATCTTAAGGACAACAGGAAATGTTGTTGCAGATGTCGCAGGTGGATTAATTGAAGCTCCCAGACAAGCACTTGGTGGTTTTTTAGATGCAACAGCAGAAGCAGGGGAAATTTTAGAAAATATATTTGGTCAACTGCCAACAGCAGGTGAAGATTACGAACCTTTGCAAATAAAAACAAAACCAAGAACTGTTACAGGTCAAGGAGTTAGATCAATATCTCAATTTATGTCAGGGTTTATACCTTCTTTGAGAGCAGCAAAAGCTATAGGCATTACAGGTAAAATTAAACAAGCAGCAGGTGCAGGAGCTATTGCAGATGCAACAGTGTTTGATGCACACGAAGAAAGATTATCAGATATGGTACAACAAGTGCCAGCGTTGCAAAATCCTGTCACAGAATATTTAGCGTCTGATCCTACAGATTCAGAAGCAGAAGGAAGATTTAAAAATGCAGTAGAGGGTCTTGTTTTAGGTGCTGCAGTAGATGGTTTAGTTTCAGCAGTAAAAACAGTTAAAACTTATCGTGCTGCTAAATTAGAAGCGCAACAAAATAAACAAACTGTTGAAGAAGCAATAGAAGAAAAAACTACAGAAAATGTAGCTGAAGAATCTCAAGAATTTATATCTTTAAAAGAATTACAACAACAAAAATCTGTAGAAATTGAAGTGCCACAATTTTTTAAAACAGGCGCAAAAGAAGCAAAAAAGAAACAAGCACAAAATATTAATTTATCAAATTTAGAAACTACAGATGATATTAAAAAATTAATTGATGACATCGCAAAAGCAGACGCAAAAGAAATTAATAACGCTCGTAGACAAACTATACAAAATAAAGATTTACCAAAACTTGCAGATGATCTTGGTTTAACAGTAGATGATCTTATGAAAAGAAGAAAAGGTGAAGCATTTAACGCAGAACAAATATTAGCTTCACGACAACTTCTTATTGCATCTGGCAAAAATTTATTAAATTTAGCAAAAGACGCATCTCAAGGTGCTGAAGATTCGCTTGCTATTTTTAGAAGAGGATTAGCTCAACACAGGGCAATACAACAACAAGTATCAGGTTTAACTGCTGAAGCAGGAAGAGCTTTGCAATCTTTTAACATTATTGCAAAAAGCGCAAGAGAACAAGATCGTCTTATAAGTGAAGCTTTAGAAGCTGCAGGAGGTAAAGAAGTATCTCAAGATATGGCAAAAATGATATCTGAAATTGGTAATAATCCTGTAAAAATTGGAAAATTTGTTAAAGAAGCAGAAAAAGCAACAACCAGAGATATGTTATATGAAGTATGGATAAACGGATTGCTTTCAAGCCCAGCTACACATATGGTAAATATTTTGTCAAATACATTTACTGCTGTTATGGCAGTTGGAGAAAGAAAATTAGCAAGTTATTTAGGAGACGAAATTCCTACAGGCGAAGCATCTGCACAAGTACAAGGAATGTTAAGTGGTGCAAGAGATGGTCTATCATTGGCTTGGCACGCCATAAAAACAGGAGAAGTAACTGATCCATTACAAAAAATAGAATTAACAAAACAAAGATCAATTTCTGCAGAAAATTTAAATATAGCGGGTGATATTGGTAGAGCAGTTGATTATATTGGTGAAGCAGTGCGTATTTCAGGAAGATTATTGACGGCTGGTGATGCATTTTTTAAAGCAGTTGGTTATAGAATGGAATTAAATGCACAAGCATTTAGACAAGCATATTCTGAAGGACTTACTGGTGATGCTGCTGGTAAAAGAATGGCAGATATAATTAATAACCCTCCTGAAAATATAAGATTGTCTGCAATAGACGCATCAAGATATCAAACATTTACTAATGAATTAGGGCCACGCGGAAAGTCAATAGAAAATCTTAGAAGAAAAAATCCTGAAATGAGAATTGTAATTCCATTTTTACGAACACCAGTAAATATTTTTAAATATACATTTGATAGAACTCCTTTAAAAATGGCTATGGGATCATACAAAAGTGAAATTAAAGCAGGAGGAGCAAGAGCACAACTAGCTAGAGCAAAAATAGCGACAGGTTCTTTAATGATGGCTGTTAGTGCCGATCTTGCTATGAGTGGTCAAATTACAGGTGCAGGGCCAGTAAATCGTGATATGAGAAATACAATGCGGATGGATGGAGTTAACTGGCAACCTTATTCTATTTTAATTGGTGATACTTACTATTCTTACAGTAGACTTGATCCTACAGGAGCACTACTAGGATTAGCTGCAGATTTAACAGAAATTATGGGGCAAATTGACGAAGCAACTGCAACAGAAATTGCAACTGCAGCAAGTATATCAGTAGCACAAAATTTAGCAAGCAAAACATATTTAGCAAATTTAGCAGAATTTTTTGATGCTTTTAAAAATGCAAGCACTGATCCACAAGCAAATCAATATACATTTCAAAATTTTTTACAAAGACTTGCAGGATCAGCAGTGCCAGCAGGCATAGCTGCTATTGAACGAGAAGTTTCACCTGAACTTAATTATGTTAATTCTATGCTTGATAATGTTAAATCAAGAATACCAGGATTTTCAAAAGACTTACCACCAAGAAGAAATGTATTTGGTGAAGTTATTGTATTACAAGGTGGTATTGGCCCTGACATAATGTCTCCAATTTATACTAGCAGAAAGAAAAAAGATGCAGTTGTAGAAGAAATTGTTAGAAATAAAGTGCCATTAACAATGGTTCCAAAAGTAATATCAGAATCAACAGGAGTGCCAGGTCGAGCACAAGTAGAGCTCACAGATGAACAATATGATAGATTTATTTTGTTAGCTGCTGGAAAAGGTTTAGATGGTTATAAACCATTAAAACAAGCGTTTTCAGACCTTTTTGCTTCAAACCAATATATTAACTCTACAGATGGGCCAAATGGAGGAAAGGCTTATGAAATTAGACTTTTGTTGTCAGAATACAAAGGAGCCGCAAAAGCTCAACTTATAGATGAATATGGAGATTTGCAAACTAGAATAGAAACAGAAATACAAGCAGTACGGAGAAGGTTTTAAAATGACAGTAACGGCAAATACAACTAGAAACGATTATGTAGCTGGTAATAATCAGAATGTATACAACTATACATTTCAATTAAATGATGCATCAGATGTAAAAGTTTTACTAGGCGGTGTATTACAAACCTTAAATACTGATTATACCGTTCAAAATGTAGGTGTAGGGTCAGGAGGAACCATTACATTTACGTTAAAAGACAGCAATAACAATCCTATTTTTCCAACACAAGGTACTGCCATAACAATATTTATGGCTATGGAATTAAATAGAGATACAGTATTTCAACCAAATGGGCCATTTTTAGCTGCTGAAGTAAACAATGATTACGACAGATTATGGTTAGCTTGTAATCAACAACAGACTGCAATCAATAGAACATTACGATTAAAAGATCAAGATGCTGCTGTAGGCACTATGGAGTTACCTTTAAAGGATGTACGTAAGGGTAAATTCTTAGGTTTTGATGCAGTTACAGGTGAACCAGTAGCAACACAATCATTTTCTGGCTCTGGATTTGTAGAAAAAACAGGTGATACAATGACAGGATTACTTAACAATAATGTAGGATATGCTGTCGGAGGTACTACATTTATTAATTCAACACGAGTTTTGTCAAATGTAAGTGGGGCAATATCTCAATTTACTAATGATTCTAATTTTTTAGATAACACCAGTACCATTGATGCTGGCAACTTTTAAGGAAATATATTATGGCTCAAACTATTCAAATTAAAAGAAGTACAACTACTGCTGTGCCATCTTCTTTATCGGCTGGCGAACTAGCATATAGTTTTAAATCAGACACAAAAAAATTATACATTGGCGATGGTAGCAGCGTTTTTGCAGTTGGCGGTCAATCATTTACAGATAAATTAGACGGTATTGCTGCTGGTGCTAACAATTACACTCTGCCATTAGCAACCGATACAGTAAGAGGTGGTGTAGAGTTATTTAGTAACACTGATCAATCTGTCGCTGCTAATTCAGTTACAACAACTGCTGGCAGAACTTACGGAATTCAATTAAACAGTAATGATCAAATGGTTGTCAATGTGCCTTGGACAGACACAAGTGGCGACAATAAAATGCCTTTGGCTGGTGGTACTTTTACTGGTGATGTCACATTTACTGGTGATAATGGCAATATTGTTTTTGATAAATCAGATGATTCATTAGAGTTTGCAGATGATGTAAAAGCTGCTTTTGGTGCATCTGGTGATCTTAAAATATTTCATGGAACTGAAGATATAGGTGGGTCAAATATTGAAGGTTCATACATTATTGAAAATGGTACTGGTAATCTTATTATGCAAGGTTCTAACCTTGAAATAAGAAGTACCACAGATGAACTTTACGCTCAATTTGTGCAGGATGGTGTTTCAAAATTATATTGCGACAATGCACAAAAATTATCTACAAAATCAGATGGTGTACTTATTACTGGTGAAATGCAATCTGATTCGTTAGACGTTAATGGTGTCGGTGATATATCAGGTAATTTAACCGTACATGGTGATCTTACTGTAAATGGCACTACTACTACAGTAGATAGTCAGACTGTAGTTTTTGAAGATAATATACTTCTTTTAAATAAAAATGTTACTGGAACACCAACTGGACAAGCAGGTCTTGAAGTAGAAAGAGGAACATCAGTAAACGCATTTATTGTTTGGAATGAAGATACTGATAGATGGTCAATAGGTTTAGGGTCAGCATTAAACCCTAATGTTCTTGATACATCTACTTTATCTGCCTTGAATGTAGAAAATGTAGCAATAAATGGCGGTACATTTTAATTAGGTAGTCTTTTATGGCTCAAACAATTAAGTTAAAAAATTCTGGTACGTCATCTAATACACCGTCATCATTAGAGCATGGTGAGTTAGCTATTAACTATGCTGACGGCAAAATATTCTACAAGAACTCAAGTAACAATATAGTTGAATTTGCAAATCTAAGCGGTTCATTTCTACCTTTATCTGGCGGTACTCTTACGGGCAATCTAGTATTAGATGCCGCAGGGCATAATTATATAGAGTTACACAGTGCTACTGCGAATACAAGAAAATGGCGATTTTATAATGGACAGGCGTGGAATCAAGACGCACTTCTAATTTATGATCAAGATGCAGATCAAACTGCTGTAACTATTGAGACGGGTAAACTTGGAATTAATAGAGGTGCAAGCAGTTTATCACATAATTTAGATGTTGGTGGTAGTGTTGCTATATCAGGCACACAAATTCTAGACTCATTAAGAAACCTTTCAAATATTGGCACTATCTCTAGTGGTGCTATAACAAGCACAGGGCTTACTGTAAATGGTAATTCAAGTATCTCAGGAAACCTTGATGTTGTTGGTCAAATTAGTTCATTCAATAATTCATCGTCCTCATATGGAGCAATGAATCTCAGGGCATCAGAGTTTGTATTTAAAAACGCAGGTGGCACTGAAAAAGTAAGATTCAACAATCAAGGAATTGGAGTTGGAACCTCATCTGTCGATGAGATGATTACAATAGATGGAGGATCTGCATACCCCGCTATAAAATGGGAAGCAACAACTCAAACATCCAGATATTTACAAATGGGGATGACGGATGCTCTAAATTACTACATTGAAGCAAACGGTTCTCTTACGAATTTAGCGTTCAAAACAGCGGGTACAGAGCGTTTACGCATAAATCACGCAGGCGGTGTTGGAATAAATAACGATTCCATTGAATATATGTTGGATGTTGGCTCTGACACTGGAGCGTATGCAGGTGGAAAAGCAATGCGGGTGAATTCTAGTGGAGACACTATTTTTTCAATTTCTAGAGCAGGAACTAGTCTATTTTCAATTAGAAACAACAACGTCTTCTACACTTCTATTTCAAGTAATAATAGCGCAGGTTTGATGTTAGGTTATGGTACAGGAGATGCAGGTGCAATAAACGATCATTTGTTTTTTAAAGCAAATGAAACTGTATTTAATGACGGTAGCGAAGATCGAGATTTCCGCGTTGAGTCTGACGCAAATACGCATATGTTGTTTGTTGATGGCGGTGCTAATTGTGTTGGTGTTGGTAATGCAGCGGCTAGTTCATATGGTACTTTTCTTGTTGAAGGCACAGGTAACATTGTTAATATAAATGCGTCTAGTGGAACGTCCAAATTGCAACTGTATGAAGCAGGGCAAGGTCGCTTTGCAATAGAAACATTAGATGGTTCTGCGGGTGCAAAATTTTTAACAAGCGCGACAGAGCGTATGCGTCTCAATGCTAGTGGCGACCTTGGGATAAATACTACAGCCCCAGATTCAAAGCTTCATGTAAACAATACAAGTTCTGGAAACTTTACTGAAGTAATCCGTCTGGAAAACTCAGGAGGTGGAGCAGATGAAGGTTCTTACATTCAATGGGAGGTAGCAAATACCTCTGGATATGGTGCAAGAATAGGTGGTCGGAGAGAAGGGACAGGAGGTATCGGACTACATTTTTATACTGGCGAAATAAATGCAACGCCTACGGAAAAAATGAGGCTTGACCATGATGGTGACTTGCTCGTAGGGACGACAAGCCAAATAAGTTCTGGAAAAATATCTGTAGCGGGTGGCACAAATGCAAATGGAATAACAGCCACCACATCTGCTACATCTGGATTTGCCTCAGCATCCTTTCAGAGAACGGCTAGTGACGGTCAGCTTATTCAATTTAAAAAAGGTTCTAGTGAAGTAGGTAGTATTCTGTCTCGTTCAGGTGCTGTCACTACAATGATTTTTGATCCACGTACAAATGGATCAGGAATAAGTGGTACAACAAATGGTTTAATACCAACAAACCAATCAGGAACACCAACAAATAATCATGTTGATTTAGGTTCAACGACTAATAAATTCAAAGACTTACATTTATCAGGAACAGCAAATGCCGCAACTGGATTAACAACTGGCGCTAACACCAGAGTTCAGTCAAGCAGTGGAATGTTATTTATTACAGGTGCAGCAGCAATTCCTTTTGAAGTGGGTGTAGGCAGTGAGAAGATGCGCCTTACTTCAACGGGATTAGGTATTGGAACCTCATCGCCCACAAGAAGGATGTCAGTAGAGACCTCAGGAACTGCTATTGTTTCCTCTTTCAAACGATCAGATGCCGCAAACGCTTTTATAACTTTCTCAGATAGTTCAACGAGCAGTGATTCTCATGTTGGAGTTGGTGCGGCAGGTGACACTTTATTTTTAAGAGCCAGTAATGTAGAACAAGCAAGAATTAATAATACAGGATTAGGAATTGGAACTACTTCACCCACGACTCAACTTCACATCTCTTCAACTTCTACGAGCACACTTACTATCCAGAATACAACAAATGCAGGGAATGCAAGCTTGCATTTTAGAGATGAAAATAATACTGACCAGTACAAATTATTATATGATCTGCCAAATAATACAGCTGAGCAACATTTTAATGGTAATGGATTACAATTTTATTCTAATCAAATATCTGCAATCGTCGCTAAGATTGGTTTTGGTAATGGTTATAATAGTTCATACTTTGCGGGCAACCTTGGTGTTGGTACAACTTCCCCTAATGCGTACAGTAATCAAACTACACTTACAATTAATGGAACTACTTTTGGAAGAATTGATTTAGAGACTGGAGGAATAGTACGAACTTCGTTATTTTCTCAAGCAGCAAACACAACTCTTTCAGTGGGTTCAGGATTTTTTAGTATTGATTGTGGTGGCTCAGAGCGTGTGCGTCTTGATACTAGCGGCAACGTGGGTATCGGAGTCACATCGCCCGATCAAAAGCTCCACGTTGTAGGTAATGCCAAGGTAACTGGCGTATTTTATGCTGACAATATTCAAACGCTAAGCGGAACCTCTATTGATTTTAGGCATCAAGATGCATCTACAATTATGCGTGTTGATACCACAAATGCAAGAGTTGGAATCGGAACCACATCGCCAAATGAACTCCTTGAAGTTACTGGTAACTGTAGATTATCAAGTGGTGGTGCTACAAGAACTCTTCACATGGGTCCTTTTTCCGCAGGGATAGAATATAACGTAAATGGAACTACTTTTATACAAGGTCGAACTGACGCATATCCTTTAGCTTTTAAAACACAGTCAGCAGAACGTATGCGTATTGATAGTTCTGGTA